TATAATAAAGGATTAATTGAAGTAAATGATAATGATAAATGGTATTTAACAGAAAATGTTGGAGAGTTAGCATTCTTTGAAGGAAGAAAAGTTATTTTAGATACACCATTTGAAATTAAAGAAGCTGAATATCAAGGCAAACAAGTTGATCTTAATAAACCAAAAAGAGGAGGAGCAAAAAAGTTTTATGTTTATGTAAAAACTCCTTCAGGTAAAATTAAAAAAGTATCCTTCGGAGGAACTACAGGATTAAAAGTTAAACTTAATGATCCTAAAAGAAGAAAAGCATTTGCTGATAGACATAATTGTAAAGATAAAAAAGATAAAACAAAACCTGGTTATTGGTCTTGTAATCTACCTAGATATGCATATCAGTTAGGATTAGGTAAAAACATGAATACTTTTTGGTAATGGATAGAATAGATAAATTAGTAGAACAATATCTTAAAGAGCTTAAAGAAAAGACTGAAGTTAAACAAGATAAGGATATTAAAGGTAGAAAAGGCACTCAACCAGCTAAATATTACAAAGGTTTAAGCAAGTCTACTAAAGCAAAAAGAGATGCTCAGTTTAAAAAGCAGGCTAAAATGTCTGATAAAGATCCTAGTGCTTATAAAAAAGCCCCTGGAGATTCTAAAGCAAAGACTAAACCATCAAAATATACTAAGAAGTTTGAAAAAATGTTTGGGGAAGTAAAACAGACATTAAATGAACAAGATAAAGTTACAAAAGCTTTAAAAAATAAAGCAAAAAAAGCTAATGCTCCACTTTCTGCATTAAGAACAATATACAATAAAGGTGTAGCAGCATGGAAAACAGGTCATAGACCAGGTGCTGGAATGCATCAATGGGGATTAGCAAGGGTAAATTCCGTTTTAACAGGAGGAAAAGCAAGAAAAGTTGATGCAGCTCAATGGAAAAAGATTCAAAAACACCGAAAAAACAAGAAAAAGAAGTAGTTTTTACTGATAATTCTTATCAAGACTACTTTATTCGCACTATTTCTAAAGATGTTGATGAAATGTCCTTAATATGGCATAAAGATCAATATACAAGAGATATAGAAGTGATTCAATCTGATAATTGGCAATTTCAATTTGATAATAAAGTACCATTTAAGTTGGAAACCAATCAAAAATTTACTATATTAAGAGAATGTATACATCGTGTAATAAAAGGTAACGGTAACTTAATTTTAAAGATAAAGGAACAAAAATAAATAAAGATATTTATAAATAATGCAAGAACAACCACGTAAATACGAAAAAATTCGACTTCTTAATACTGTATTACTATGTATTTTAATTATTATCTTATTATTAAGAGATTGTGGTAGTGGTAATGGAGGACCTACTGAACCAACTATCATTAGAGATACAACTTCGGTAGTATCCTATGATACAATTACTAATGAAACAGTAAGTTACGTACCTCAATACTATGAAAAAGAGACTATAAAATATATTCATGATACAATCACCCAGATTGAATATAAAATTGAACCAACCGATACATCAGCTATTTTAGAAGACTATTTTGCTAGGTATTATTATGTTGATACAGTAATTAATACCGATAGTATTACTTTTATTGTATATGATACTATTACTCAAAATCAAATAGCAGGACGATCATCTAAGTATAATATTTTATATCCTACAATTACAAATACTATAACTGAAAAACATTATATTAATGCAAGAGAGTTATATTTTGGCTTTAACTCAGGATTTATTATCAAACCTTTTAATTTGGCTAACGCTAATCTAGGTCTATTATTGCGAACAAAAAAGAGATATATTTTAGGTTTGAATGGAGGAGTGCAATTTACTCATAATAATGGTAACTTTACTAATACAACTCCATATGTAGGTGTAAGCTATTATCAAAAACTTACAAAGAAGTAGTGTCGGATATAAAACAAATAATAAAGCAAGAATATATAAAATGTGCAACTGATCCTGTACATTTTATGAAAAAGTACTGCTTTATCCAACACCCTCAAAGAGGTAAAATTAATTTTCACCTATATCCTTTTCAAGAAAGAGTAATGACATTATGGAAAGATAATCCATATTCTATTATTCTTAAATCAAGACAATTAGGTATCTCAACATTAGGTGCAGGATATGCATTATGGTTAATGTCTTTCTTTGAAAATAAAAATGTATTAGCATTAGCGACTACTCAAGCTACTGCACGTAACTTAGTTACTAAAGTACAGTTTATGTACAATAACCTACCTTCCTGGTTAAAAGTAGATAATGTTGAAAATAATAAACTATCTTTAAGATTAAAGAATGGTTCAAGAATCCAAGCTAAATCATCATCTCCTGATGCTGCTCGTTCAGAAGCAGTATCTTTATTAATTGTTGATGAAGCTGCATTTATTGATAATATTGGAGAGACATGGGCAGCAGCTCAACAAACTTTAGCAACTGGAGGAGGAGCTTTAGTTTTATCTACTCCCTACGGAGTTGGTAATTGGTTTCATAAAATGTGGGTAAGTGCTCAAGAAGGTACAAATAATTTTTTACCTATAAAACTACCTTGGGACGTTCATCCAGAAAGAGATCAAGAATGGAGAGATAGACAAGATTTACTTTTAGGAGATTCTAAAAAAGCTGCTCAAGAGTGTGATTGTGATTTTAATACCTCTGGAGATACTGTATTCCCGGCAAGTCAATTAACTCATATAAACGAAGAAACTACATTAGACCCTCGTGAAAAAAGAGGAATAGATAAATCATTATGGGTATGGGAACCTGTAGACTATTCTAAAAATTATATAGTAGCAGCTGATGTTGCAAGAGGTGATGGTCAAGACTACTCTGCATTTCATATTATTGATATAGCATCCAATACTCAAGTGGCTGAATATAAAGGCAAGCTACCAACATTAGATTTTGGTAATTTATTAGTATCAATTGCAACTGAATATAATAATGCTTTATTAGTAGTAGAGAATTCAACAATCGGTTGGGCAGTGATTCAAGCTATACAACAAAGAGGGTATAGAAATTTATATCATTCACCGAAAGGTGGCAGTGTAACTGTAGAATCTTTCTTCTCAGAATGGTCAGATCATAGTAAATTAACACCTGGGTTTTCAATGAATTTAAAAACAAGACCTTTAGCTATTTCTAAATTTTTAGAGTTTGTTAATGATAGAAGTGTTAATATTAAATCTAAAAGACTTTTAGAAGAAATGAAAACCTTTGTATGGAGAAATGGTAAAGCCGCTTCTCAAGAGGGATATAATGATGATTTAGTAATGTCTTTTGCTATTGCAATGTTTATGAGAGATATCTCCTTAGCATATAAGTCACAATCTACTGATATGTCTAAGAATATGATGGATGGAATAGTTAATACTAAAAATAACGATATTTATACAAATAAACAATGGGGTGAAAATCCATATAAAGTAGATTTAGATAAAGAGAAAGGTCACGATATTAACTGGCTTTTATAAAAAAATAATATGGCTGAAATAAATAATACAATGCCCCCTTACGAAGATGGTAGAGATCAAGGTCAAATGGGTCCTCAAACTGGTGTCTTCGCAACTTTAAGAAGATTATTCTCAACAGATGTAGTAATTAAAAATGCAGGAGGGAAAGAATTAAAAGTTGTTGATAGTGATCATATACAATCAAATGGTAAATATGATACCAATGCTTTAGTAGATAGATTTAATAGAATATATACTTCTGGTCCTACTTCTTTATATGGATATCAAAGTAATTTTAATTATCAGCTTCTTCGTCCACAATTATACTCAGAATATGATGTTATGGATACAGATGCTATTGTAGCTTCAGCTCTTGATATAGTAGCAGATGAATCTACTTTAAAAAATGATATGGGAGAGGTATTACAAATACAATCTTCTGATGATGATATACAACAAATATTATATAATTTATTTTATGATATTTTGAATGTTGAGTTTAATATGTGGCCATGGATACGTAATATGTGTAAATATGGTGATTTCTTTTTAAAATTAGAGATATCTGAAAAATTTGGTGTTTATAATGTTATACCTTATTCAGCATTTCATATTGAAAGACAAGAAGGATGGAATAGAGAGAACCCATCTGAAGTAAGATTTAAATACTTTCCGCAGGGTATATCTCAAGGTCAAACAGGTTATTATAATGTAACAGGAGCTGGATCAGAAGATAATAAAAATCAAATTATTCTAGATAATTATGAAGTAGCTCACTTTAGATTATTAACAGATACTAACTATTTACCTTACGGTAGAAGTTATTTAGAACCTGGTCGTAAGTTATTTAAACAATATACATTAATGGAAGACGCGATGTTAATACATCGTATAGTAAGAGCTCCTGAAAAGAGAATATTTTATATTAATATTGGTAATATTGCTCCTAATGAAGTTGAAAACTTTATGCAAAAAGTAGTTTCTAAAATGAAACGCACACCTTATATGGATCAACAAACTGGAGAATATAATCTAAAATATAATATTCAAAATCAATTAGAAGACTTTTATATTCCTGTTCGAGGTAATGATGCTGCTACAAAAATTGAAACTACTAAAGGTTTAGAATACGATGGTATTCAAGATGTTGCTTATTTAAGAGAGAAATTATTTGCTGCACTAAAAGTTCCTAAAGCTTTTATGGGGTATGATGAAAATCTAGATGGAAAAGCTACATTAGCTGCTCAAGATATTAGATTTGCTAGAACTATTGAAAGGATTCAAAGAATTATGCTATCTGAATTATATAAAATAGCATTTGTTCATTTATATACTTTAGGTTATAGAGATGAAAATTTAACTAACTTTAAACTATCAGCAACTACTCCTTCTATTATATATGATCAAGAGAGAGTTGCATTAATGAAAGAAAAGGTAGACCTTGCTGTTCAAATTAAAGATAATAATTTATTACCATCAGATTGGATTTATGAAAATATTTTTCATTTCGGGGAAGAGGAATATCAAGAGTATAGAGATATGCAAATTGAAGATGCTAAGCGTAAATTTAGATTATCACAAGTTGAAGCTGAAGGTAATGATCCTGTTAAAACAGGTCAATCATATGGAACACCTCACGATTTAGCATCATTATATGGTCCTGGCAGATATGGTAAAAAACAAGAAGTGCCAAAAGGATACGATGAGGAAAGACCTGAAGGCCGTCCAAAGGAAAGGGCATCAACAATAGGTACTCAAAATAATAACTTTGGTAGAGATCCATTAGGAAGTGGAGGAATTAAAAATGATGTAAATGATAATGGTCGTTTAAATCCTAACGCTAAAAGATTTAAGTTTAACCAATCTGAAGCTAAAGTAAATAATTTATCTAGTAATGGACTATTTAATCGTATAGAGTCTAAAAAACGTATAATTTTAAAAGAAGAAGACGGGTTATTAGATGAAAATAATATTTTAAATAACGATTAAATATTTATAATAATAAATTAATTATAATGGCTAAACATTCGAAGTACAAAAATACAGGTATAATCTTTGAATTACTTGTAAGACAGCTTACCGAAGATACCATAAATCAGAGATCAAGCAAGTGTCAAACACTTATTAAAAAGTATTTTAATAATTCAACTTTACTACCAGAATATAAATTATATAAAAGGATAGTAGATAAAAAAGAAGAGACTGAATCTAGAGCAAACTTAGTAATTGAGTCAACTGTTAAATACTCTGAAAAGCTTAATCTAGAAGAAAATCGAAAGTTAAAATATAATTTAATTAAAGAAATCTCAAATCATTACGATGTAAAGGAATTTTTTAATCATAATATTCCAAATTATAAACCATATGCAGCTCTATATTGCTTAATGGAGGATAATAGATTAGATAATAGTGATTACGAAACTATTTTAAAAAATAAAATTACAATAGTTGAGCATATTACTCAAAAAAGTGAAAATAAAAAAGTAAATAATCAACTAGCTGATTTTTTAGCTGAAGATAAAGATACAAGAAAATTAGTATATCAAGTACTTTTACAGGAATTTAATTCAAAATATGATGAATTACTGGATACACAAAAACAAGCTCTAAGAGAAATTCTTAATAATATTGATAATAAAGAAAGATTAAAATCATTTTATAATTTAAAAATAAATGAAATAAAATCTGATCTTAAACAAGCTATTCCTAATATAAAAGATAAAGTAGTTAAGATTAAAGTTAATACTTTAGCTGATCTTTTAAAAGAAGCAAGAGTTTATAAAGAAGTTAATGATGAGTCAATTGCAAGGCTTCTTAAATATTATGAATTACTTGAAGATATAGATAATGCAGTCTAAATTAAGAGAAAGAATTAGAGACCTAATTAGATTAGATGAAGTATCTGCAACTAGTGGAGGAGCAGGTTCTTCTGCATTTACATCTAATGCAGGAACAGGAGCACAATACGCAACACCATTTGCTTTTAGAAAAGATAAGAATGCTAAAGGAGCTGAACATATTTATTATTATAAACTAGGCTTTAAACCGGTACCAAAAACAAAACCTAAGTCATTTGACATTAAAAAAATATATCAATGAGTTCACTACAGAATCAATATAACCTTATAAAAGAAGGAAAAGGAAATAAAGATGCTCTTTTAAGAGAGTCTAAAAGAATGTTTCCTAACTATATTCCTAACTCAGCTAACTATAATTATGCTGTGGATATCTTAAAATCAAAAGAAATTATTAATGAGCATGTAGTAGGATTAGAAGCCATTAATCAAATTCAACCTACTAAAAAAGAAAACTTTGAAACTGCTTTTGAAAAATTTTTAGCAGAAGAAACTAAAGATGCAAAAGCAACTGAAAGGAAACAATCCAAATTAGTAGATGAACCTTTATCACATCAGTATCCATATCAAGAAAAAGATAGATTAGATAATCAAATGTTTGATCAAATTATGTCTGGATATTATACTGAGATGAAAGATCCTAAAAATGTAGATAAAACTGAGGAAGAATTAAAAGCTATTGTCCTTAAGAATCTTGAAAAAGATCCTTTATATTATACAAAAGAAGCACAATTTGGTATTAAAGGTATTGGATATAGAGATGATGTACCAGGAGCAGGTTTAGTAAAAGAACCAACTGGAAAGTATAAAGCATCTGGATATGGTGATTTAAAAGAAAGTAAACAAGTAGCTGAAGCTTCTTCAATGCCTAGTGAAAAATTATTATCTTTATTAGATGATATGCTAGAAGATTTAGTAGATACCTCAGTTGATGCAGAACAAGCAGTAAAAAAATTAATTAGCATGCATCCTGCGTTTAAACATTACGAAACACCTCTATTACAATTAGCTGAACCAAAATTCCCATGAAGCAAGTCTTAGTAGAAACGATTAATTTTTCACCTGTTAGAGCACTAACAGAGTCTAAATCTCATAGAGGTAATCCTTTAGTAGAAGGAATACTTGCTACAGTAGAGACTGTAAATGAGAATGGTCGATTCTATAAAAAGTCTATTTGGGATAGAGAGGTAGATAAATATAAAGTATTAATAGCTGAAAATAGAGCATTAGGAGAATTAGATCATCCTGATTCAATGAATATTAATCTTAAAAATGTTTGTCATAATATTGTAGATTTATATTGGGATGGTAAAAATATAATGGGTAAATTAGAAATTTTACCCACACCATCAGGTCAAATAGTAAAAAACTTAATTGATAACGGAATTACTTTAGGAGTATCATCTAGAGGAACAGGTACATTACAACAAAGAGATGGTGTAAATGAAGTACAAGATGACTTTGAGCTATTATGTTGGGACTTTGTATCTACTCCATCTAATCCAGGATCTTTTGTACACCCTATAAGAGAGTCAAAAGAACATAAATCTATTCCATTAACAGTACATAATACTATTTCCGAACTATTATGTATGCACGGTCAGTGCGAAATATAATTTTTATATTTTTAACTATATTTATATTATATCACCATCCTAATATGGTGTAACTAATATTATATTTATACTATTATATCTCTACTAGATATAGAATTTCAAAACATTTATTATGGCAACATCTGATATGTTAAGACAGGCTATTGCTGATGCTAAAATTATTAAAGAGACAGCAATTGCTAATGCAAAAAATGCATTAGAAGAGGCATTTACGCCTAAGTTAAAAGAACTTCTTTCTGAAAAAATTGAAGAAATGGATATGGAAGAAGAAATGGAAGAAGGTATGCATTACGAAGAAGAAACTCATGAAGAAAAACATCATGAAGAAAAAGAAATGCATGAAGGTGATGTTGATGAAGAAAAACATCATGAAGAAAAAATGCATGAAAAAGATGATATGCATGAAGGAGAAATGAGTGAAGAAGATCTTGAAGAAATGCTTAAAGAGATGGAAAAAGAAATGCATGAAGGGGATATGGAAGAAGGCGAAGATATGCATGAAGAAGAAAAAGCTCATGAAGGCAAAGATGAGATGCATGAAGGGGATATGGAAGAAGGAGAAGACATGCACGAGGAGGAAAAAGCTCATGAAGGTAAAGATGAGATGCATGAAGAAGAAAAAGCTCATGAAGGTAAAGATGAGATGCATGAGGAAGATATGCATGAGGAAGTATCTGATGAAGATTTAATGGATCTTATTAAGGATGTAGTTAAATCTATGGCAGATGCAGGAGAGCTAGAAGGAGTAGAAGTTGAATTTGATGATGCAGAAGGTGAAGAAGAAGAAGAAATCGAAGCACCAGAAGCGGAAGAAGAAGAAGCTGCTGATCTAGCTGAAATGAGAAAAGAAAATACTGAATTAAAAGAAGCTGTAGAGTTTTTAACTACTCAGCTTAATGAAATTAACGTACTTAATGCTAAATTACTTTACGTTAACAAGATTTTCAAAGCTAAAAACTTGTCAGAAAGTAGAAAAGTTAAGCTATTATCTCAATTTGATGGAGCTAGTTCCATTAAGGAGGTAAAATTAGTTTATAATACTGTAGTGGCTAACTTGGCAGAGGAAACTAAAGTTACTAAAAAGTCATCTTTGAAAGAGGGTGTTGGTAGAGCTTCAAAACCTAGCGGAGTTTCAAGTAGGAAACCAATTGTAAATGTTGATCCAACGGTTTCAAGGTTTCAAAAACTCGCAGGTATTAAATAATTTTTTAAATTAAAACGATGTCAAAGCTAATTAACAATTTGTTAGAAAGCTCTGCAACAGGATGGAGATCCATGCAGGGTGATGCGGCTCGTCTCGCTGGCAAGTGGTCCAAAACAGGACTTCTTGAAGGAATTGACGGCGATGTAGAGCGTAACAACATGGCAATGATTCTTGAGAATCAAGCCAAACAACTCGTAGTAGAGCAATCTTCTACACAAGCAGGTGCAGGTTCTTCTGCATTTACAGCTAACGCTGGTAACGGTGCTAACTGGGCAGGAATTGCACTTCCATTGGTAAGAAAGGTATTCGGACAAATCTCTTCTAAAGAGTTTGTTTCTGTACAGCCTATGAACTTACCTTCAGGTCTTGTATTCTTCCTAGACTTCCAATATGGAGGTACTGGAGCTGCTGTAAATGAAAACTTTACAGCTGATGGTGATGTATTTGGTGCTGGATCTATGTATGGAGTTACTGATGCTGCAGGCGACCCAACAGGTGGTCTTTATGGTGCTGGTAGATTTGGTTATTCATTAAACCAATTCTCAGCTTCATTTAATGCATCCTCTTCATTATCAACTGGAGTAGCTGCAGGGGTAGAACCAGCTTTATGGTCAGATGTTCAATACAACTCTGAACTTTCTGCTTCTATTGTTGCAGGAACAGTAACTAAAATTACTATTCCAACTGCATCAGTAGCAGGAGTCGTAACTTATGATCCTAGTAATCTAGATCTTAAAGGTGTAAGAGCATTTAGACTTAGATCAGGTTCAGGAGCAGGTGCTGAATTAACTACAGCTTTACCAAAATATACTAAAGTAGAAGGTGCTAATCTTGTATTTGTATATAATGCAGCTATCGGTGATGGTGGATTTGGTGGATTTACTGGTTCTATCTTCTATAACGTACAGCCGGAAGATAATTCAAGAGGTGATTTTGAAGATGTAAACGGAGCAGGTCGTCCTAATGGAAGATCACAGGCAACTGATTCACTTAACATTCCACAAGTAGATGTTAAGCTTAAGTCTGAAGGCATTATTGCTAAAACTCGTAAGCTTAAAGCTCAGTGGACACCAGAATTTGCACAAGACTTGAATGCTTACCAAGCACTCGATGCTGAAGCAGAATTGACTTCTATCATGTCTGAGTATATCGCTCTTGAGATTGATCTTGAGATCCTTGATATGCTTATTCAGGATGCTGCTGCAGGTGACGAGCATTGGTATGCACAAAACAATCGTGTACTAAATTCAGCTCAGAACGGATTTGATGATGCGAATTTCTATAATACGCAAGGTCAGTGGTTCCAAACTCTAGGTACGAAAATGCAAAAGTTAAGTAATAAAATTCACCAAAAAACACTTAGAGGTGGAGCTAACTTTGTAGTAACTTCTCCAACTGTTGCAACTATCTTGGAATCTATCCCAGGATTTGCTTCTGCTGGAACAGGAGATGCTGCTCAAGCAACTTATGCATTTGGTATTCAGAAAGTAGGGCAACTTAATAACAGATATACTGTTTATAAGAATCCTTATATGACTGAAGGCTTAGTGTTGATGGGATATAGAGGATCACAATTCCTTGAAACTGGTGCAACATTTGCTCCATATATTCCATTGATCATGACACCATTAGTATACGATCCAGAAACCTTCACACCACGTAAAGGTCTATTGACTCGCTATGCTAAGAAGATGATTCGTCCAGAATTTTATGGTCGTATCTTCGTCAACGACTTGAACCAAATTTAATAGTAGTTTAAGTTAGAAAATTAGGGGGGACTTCGGTCCCCTCTTTTTTTTTGTATATAGATTAAGTCTCTTAAGAAAATTTTAACAATTGTTTATGTTCATATCTTTTGCTATTAATCTATTTATTAATAACTTAATCGTTTTAAATGAATACTAATACAAATGGTTCTCAAAAAAGAAAACCAAAGAATCCTATTAAATTTAAGATACAACTTACAGAAGAACAAAAACAAGGAAAAGCAATTATTTTAGATAATAAAATTACTGTTGTTACTGGTAAAGCAGGTTCTTCTAAAACTTTTTTATGCTGTAATGTAGCTTTAGATTTATTATTTACAAAACAGATTGAAAAGATTGTTATTATGAGACCTATGGTAAGTACTGAAGATATAGGACATTTACCAGGAGATATTAATGATAAAATGCAACCTTGGATGACTCCTATTATAGAAAACATGTATGATCTTTATGATAAAACTAAAATAGAAAAAGAAATAGTAGAAGGTCGTATTAGAATTTTACCTTTACAATTCACTCAGGGTGTTACATTTAGAAATTCAGCAGTATTAGTAGATGAAGCTCAAAACTGTACTAAAGAGCAATTAAAAATGATTCTTACTAGAACAGGAATAGATTCTAAAATAATGATTGCAGGTGATCCTCAACAAATTCAAATTAAAAGAAAATCAGATTCTGGACTATCAAAATTAATTGATGTAGCAGAAAAAATTGATAAATTAGCTATTGTACATTTAACATCTAATTATAGAGATCCTATAGTTGAGCAAATAATAGATGAATACGACAATTAAAGATACTTATAATAATAAAGTATAGGTATGGCAGCTGGTAAATATAATTTTACAATAGAACAAGGAGCAACTACTGACTTCGAAATACAATATAAAGATTCGAATAATCAAGCAGTTGATCTTACTGAATATACAGGTAGATTACAAATCCGACCTAATTTTGCGGATAATACTACAAGTAGCTTTTTAATATTATCATCATCAAGAAATCCTGATGGAACAGGATTGAATTTTAGCGGTTCATCAGGTACTAAATCACCAACTGAAGGAAGTATAGGAGTTTTTATCGCTGCTTGCACAAGTTCAGCTTTAACTTTTAATCAAGGATTATATGATCTTGAGTTGTATAGTGGAAGTGGAGAATGTGCTTTTACTATAAGACTTATACAAGGAACAGTTAAAGTAAGTAAAGAAGTAACTAGAGTCTAATGGCTAATAAAGTAAATATAAGTACTACAGATAATAATGTAACGGTTACTCAAGAAACAACACAAATAGTAACTGTAGCTGCACAAGGTCCACAAGGTGCAGGTGGTACGACCGGTCCTGCCGGTCCTATTGGTCCTGCTGGTCCCTCAGGTTCTCAAGGACCCTCTGGATCTCAAGGTCCTTCTGGTTCTCAAGGTCCTCCTGGTGATAATATTGATACTGGATCGTTTGTAACAACCTCTTCATTTAATATATTTACATCTAGTATTCAAACTGAAGTAAATAGTCTAACTGCAGCTACATCTTCTTATGTATTAATTTCTCAAACAGGATCTTTCGCTACTACTAGTTCAAATATATTTATAGGAGATCAGATAATAACCGGATCAGTAAATATATCTGGTTCTTTAGATATAATAGCAGGAATAACTGGTAGCTTATTAGGTACGGCATCTTTTGCTACTAATGCTCTTACAGCATCTTTTGCAATATCTGCATCACATGAAATAATTAATGAAGTATCATCATCACACGCTGATACTGCATCATTTGCAGGTAATTTATTTGGTACTCCTTCTATATTAGTTAATAATATAACAGCTTCTAACATAAGTGCAAGCGGAGATTTATCTATTCAAGGATTTCCAAGTGTATCTGCATCCTTAGCAGCAGCTACAGGATCTACACCTACTCTACAACAAGTAACCGATCAAGGAGCATCAACCACAACTACTATTACAGCATCAATTATAAGTGCAAGTGGTAATATAATTGGAAGTGATGGATCTTTTGCATCGGAAATTGTAATAAGAAACGGAAATGGGTCCGGTATTCTATTCAGTCAAACACCTGATAAGCTATATTATAATAACACTGATATCATCATATCATTAGATGATTCAGATCAATATAAGTTCGGATTAGGGGGACTAACATCCTCAAAAGCAATAAGTGCAAGTGGATATGTAGCTGTAGATGATATACATGCAAACAATTTCCGTTTGATGACTCCATCAGATGCTACTGGAGGACCGTTCCCAATGATTAAAACAACAGGAACTCATGTAGCCAGTACTGCTAAGATCTTCATTGGAGATACGGATGAATTTGATACAAATTCGCACATATTAATAGATCCACCTAATGAGACTACTACTTTCGTAGCAATGGATACTATTATTTCTGGATCATTAACAGTTACTAGTGGAGCAACAAATACACTATCAGTTGTAGGTAACGTAAGTGCAAGTGGTAATATTATAGCAAATCATATCACATCATCTGGTAATATAAGTGCAAGTGGTCAAATTATTGGAGACGTAGTAGATACTAGCTTTGAAACATTCCTAAATTTTGAAGCAGCTACTGCATTTACATTTATTGCTCCATTTCCTATGATAATAAACTTTACTGGTTCATCAACAAGTTCAATGGATATAGTTGATTTTGTTACTGCAAGTGCTAATTCAAGTTCTTTTTCTCCTAGACAAAATCCTCCTATAACTTTAAATATTTTTGATAAATTAAGAATAACACCTTCATCATCAGGGTTATTTACAATTAGCGGTTCTAGAATAATATGATACAATACATAAACATACCAGCTCCTTCATCAGGAGGAGGATTTGATTTAACTTTAGAACAGTCAGTAAGTAGAAGTGTTTTCTTATCTAGTTCAGCTATATTTACTGCCACTACTGATACAGCAGGTGTGACTCTAACCAATGCTGAATGGTATGAAGATGGTAAATTAATAGGTACTGGTTTAACACTACCATATACAGCAAGTAATTTTTTAGGTGATTTAACTATTGAATGTGTTGCTTCAGATGGTACATCAGCAGCATCAGGTTCATTTACTCATCAGGTAGTAGGAATAATATATGATCATGTAAAACCAACCGGTAGTTTTCCCGATATAAGTACTTTAGTAAGTGATGGTGATGAAAAAATAGTGATACAAACTGCTGTATTTGAAACTGGCTCTAACTATTTGGGATTTGAGATAGCAGGTAACCATACTGTGGATTGGGGAGATGGAGTAGTGGAAAATCAAACTAGTGGTCAGGTAATAGGTCATTATTACACTGCTTCTGCATTCCCAGCATCAAGTGGTTCAGATAGAGGATATAAAATAGCTACTTGCACTATAACAGGTAACAGTGCTAATTTAACTCAATTTGA